CCGCATATGAGCAAGTACACCCTGCTCCAGTACAACGGCGCGGATAAAATGCGTCGGGCAGACCTCTTTCCCTTTGAGCCTTGAAGTGGAGCAAACAAAGTGGTCTTGTCGCGCTTCAAAATTTTTGCTTGTGCAGTAATACAGCTTTTCCCCACAATCAGCGCAGCGGACAATGCCGGAGAATAGATTGGTCTTTCCCGTCCTCGTCGGGCGGCGTTTGTTCTTCCGTAATTCCTGCACCCGTTCCCATGTGTCAGCGTCTATGATTGCTTCATGGGTATTCTCAAACACAAGCTGCTTTTCTTTGGGATTGTAACAGGTTTTTTTGCTCTTGTACGACTGCTTGTAGGTCTTGAAGTTTACCGTATGCCCTTGATACTCTGGACGCTCTAAAATGTCGGCTACGGTATCGCCTGTCCAGTGATACGGATTGTCCGGTGGCGTGTTCCTTGTCGCTCTGCCTGTCTGCTGAAAATGGATAGTTGGCGTTATGACTTTATCCTCTTTCAGAATACGGGCAATCTGCGACGGCCCGAAGCCCTCTAAACAGAGAGTAAATATCCGCTTGACTACTTCGGCGGCGGCTTCGTCCACAATCCAACGCTTTTTGTTGTCGGGGTCTTTCATGTAGCCGTAAGGCGGATTGGTACAAAGATGTTCGCCTGCTTCCCCTTTGGACTTCATCACAGCGCGGATTTTCTTGCTTGTATCTTTTGCATACCACTCGTTGATGATGTTCAAAAATGGGGTAAAGTCGCTGTCTGTTTGATTTGCGCTGTCAATACCGTTGTTAATGGCAATGAAGCGTACTCCCTTTTCCACAAACAGGACTTCGGTGTAAAATCCCACTTTCAGATAATCGCGCCCAAGTCGCGACATATCTCCTTGTGTCAACTAAACACCAAATTTTTTACGGATGCCGGAGGTGGTTGTTGGTCCTTCTTCTGAAAGACCGCCTCCGGCATCCGCTTCATGCGAAAGGGGAAACTCACTTGTCAAATTGCCCCGCCCTGCATAGCCTGCTTTGTCCGCAGGAGTCGCCCCACTTCCCGGTTGGAAAGCTCACCGTTCAGGCAGACGACCTCCACATTATGTTCTCCCAGCCAGCCAACATATTCGAGCGTTCTCCAGATGTCGCGCCCCAGCCTTGTGGCGTTCAGGACAAGCAGAATATCCATCTCACCCCGGAGGGCGGCATTGGTGATCTCCGCCAGCCCAGAGCGGACCATTGTTGTGCCGGTTTCCTGTTTGGCGGTGCAGCCCATGACCTCATAGTGATTTTCCTTGGCAAAGGCCATAAGTTCTTCCTGCTGGGTCCTCAGCGCAAAGGCGTCCGGCGCTGCCACCCGGCAGTATATCCACACCCTGGGCGCTCTTGCGACCCGCATATAGACCGCAACATTTCTCGGTTTATCCATTATGTCCTTCCTCCTCTTTGGTATCAGAATGGCCTCCAAACACATCCCGGAACTTCCAGACGATCTCGATCTCGGTGGGAGAGGATACCAGCACTTCCTTAATGAATGTCTGCGCCAGCTCCGCCGTCAGTTCCGTAGCCCCGGCAAAGGAAGTGAACACATCATCCTCCTGCGCCTTATCCTGAAAGGCCAGATGCTCCAGTTCAGACAAAAGCTGTTCCTGCGCCTCCTGTTCGGCTTTGGCGGCGGCGAGTTTGCCGTCAATGTCCGCCCGCTGTCTCAGGTAGGCGTCCTTTGCCAGCGCCCCGCCGCTGTAATCCTCGTAGGCCCGGAACTTCTCCTGCCTGTACCGTTCCTGCTGCTGTTCCAGCTTTTGAAGCTCCGCAACACAGGCGGCGATACGCTCCTTGCGGGTCAGCATCAGGGAGGACTTCTGCTTTTTCCGCTCCTGACACATCGCCAGCATCTGCATGACCGCCCGGAAGATGATGCCCTCGATCTCCTTCTCGGAGAACAGCTTTCCCTTCGGGCAATCGCTGTTCTCATCCGCCTTACTCTTTGTGCATCGGTAGTAGTATCCGGCAGAACTGTGGATACGGCTCAGTGTCCTATGGCAGTTGCCGCATTTGAGAAGCCCTTTCAGCGGATACTCCTGTGGTATCCCCTTTGCCCGCCTCGGCCTCTGCCGGATGATCTCCTGCACCCGGTCAAAGTCCGCCCTGCTGATGATGGCGTCATGCGCCCCCTCATAGATGATCCAGTCGGACTTATCCTGCGGGACGGTCCGCTTTTCATGGAGGCTGGCCTTGTACCGCTTGCGCCCCACCAGCGCCCCGGTGTACTCATACTGGTGGAGGATGTTCAGCACCGAGGCCGCCGTCCAGCCGTTCTTTTCGGAGGCTTTGCGGAACCGTCCGCTCCCCGGATTTTTCAGCCGGAAGTAGGCGCCGGGGGTCAGGACGCCCTCGCTGTTCAGCCTGCGGGCGATGGCGGTGCTGCCCATCCCCTGCAAGGTCATATCGAAGATACGCCGCACCACCGCCGCCGAGTCCCCGTCTATCACCAGCTTGTTCCGGACCGTGGGATGGAACTGAAAGCCATAGGGAGCGAAGCTGCCTATGTATTTGCCCTGCTTCATCATGATGATCTTCGCCGTGGTGGTCTTGACGGACAGGTCCTTGCTGTACGCCTCATAGATGATGTTCCGCAGGACCACATCCATGCCGGAGGTCATGCCCTTGTAATCATCGCTGTCATAGCTGTCATTGACGGAGAGATAGCGGACGCCGAGGAAGGGAAAGACGCACTCCAGATAGTTGCCCATCTGGGTATAGTCCCGGTGGCATCTGGAAAAATCCTTCGTCACCATCACATTGATGGCCCCGGCGCGAAGCTCCTTCATCAGCGCCTGGAACTGCGGGCGATCCGTGTTGGTCCCGGTGTACCCATCGTCCACGAACTCCGTCCGGGGCGCATTTTTCAGTTGGGGATGGCGGTCTAAAAACTGATGGATCAGCTCCCGCTGGTTGCCGATGCTGTCGCTCTCGGCCTTCCCGTCCCCGTCCGCCAGGGAAAGGCGGATATAAATGCCCACCCGGTAGTCAGTCATCGCCGCCCGCCTCCTTTATCTGCTCCACGCACTCCAGCATGGCGTAAAATACATCGTTGTAGTTGAACACGACCTCGATACGGCCCCCGCCGTAGACAAGCACCTTCTCGATTATCGCGTCCACAAGCTCCTGCGTCAATCCTGTCATCCCGGCAGCGCCCCGCATCATGGTGAGCCATTTGTTGTCTGGGGAGATGGACGCCAGGAACCGCTCCCGGCGCTCCACGGCCTCGTCCAAAAGCCGGTTCAGGGCTTCGTACTGCTCCTCATAGGTCTGTTTGGCAAAGGCGTATTCCTCCTCGTTCAGGATGCCCTCGACATAGCTCTCATACAGCCCCGCCCGTTTCTTTTTCAGGGCGTTCAGCCGGAGCTTTACGCTCGCCACCGCCGCCTTGTGCTTCTCCCGGACGCTGGCCTCGCCGGAGCCGCCCCGCATGGCAAGCAGGAGCTTCTCATAGTCCAGCGCCACCTGAAGCTGGTCCCGGATGGCGTTGAACACCTTTTCATTGAGTGCGTCCTGCCGCATGGCGTGTTTGAAGCAGGTCCCATGCCCCCGCCTCATGTGGGTGCTGCAATCGTAGACCCCACGGAACACAACGCCCTTGCACTGGATACGCTGCCGCTTGTAGTACATCCGCTTTCCGCAGTCGGCGCAGAATATCTTCCCGGCAAAGAGGTCGATCATGCCCGCCCGGATGTCCGCCGACCACTCCATAGCGGTCTCCCGGTGGGCGCTGTCCTCCCGCATCTGCCGCTCCACCGCCTCAAAGTCCGAAATAGATACGATGGGCGGGTGTGCGTCAGGGACTACGATCCACTTGTCCGTTTCGGTGACGTGCTTTTTCAGCCCCTTGTAGAGCGCCGTCTCGGACTTCCCGCAGATCATCTCTCCGATATACGCCCGGTTTTGCAGGATGCCCCGGATGGTGGAGGGACACCAGCCTTCACCCTGGATGTTGTCGCCGTTCCGGGTGCCGGCCCTGCGCTTGTGGCGCTCCGGGCTTTCGATGTCCCCGGCTTTCAACCGCTCAACGATGGTGTAGACCGATACCTCCTGCCGTTTCCACTCAAATATCTGCCGGACAACAGCGGCGGCTTCTTCATCCACCACATAGGCGGTCTTATCCCCGTTCCAGAGGTAGCCGTAGGGGAGGTTGCGGTTGCGGAACCTCCCCGTCTCCATCTGCGCCCGGAGCGCCGTGGAGACCTTCTTGGAGATGTCCCGCGAGTACATGGCGTTCACCAGGTTTTGCAGGCTCACCGGCAGGGACTCCATCGCGTTGCCGCAGGTGAAGTTGTCGAAGTTCTCCTTCACGGAGATGAACCGTGTCCCCAGCGCCGGGAAAATCTTCTCCAGATAACTGCCGGTCTCCACATAGTCGCGCCCGAACCTGCTGAGATCGCGGACCACGATGCACTGTATCTTCCCCGTCCGCACATCGTCCATCAGGCGGTTCCACGCCGGACGGTCGAACACGGTCCCCGTCCTGCCGTTGTCCGAGTAGACCTCCGTGAGCCGGAGGTGGGGGCATCCGTCCAGATAGTCCTCGCAGACGGCGATCTGGTTTTGCAGGGAGTTCCCGTCATCGTCCTTGCCGCTGTTCTCCACCGACAGGCGGGCATAGATGGCGGTGGGGAGCGCCGCTGCCTCCTTTTTGACTTCTGCCACAGGCTGGGCCTGTGCTTTTCTGCTCTTTCGTGCCATTTTCTCTCTCCCTCTCAGCCCACTGCCGGAAGCGGACAGTCCTTGTAGTTTTTCGCTGCCTCCATCGCCCTGGCGAACTCATCCCGATACCGAAAGACAATCTCCACCTTTTTGTCCTCATAGATGAGTATCCTGTCCACCAGAGCCAGCAGGAGGCGGCGGTCAAGCTCCTGCACGTTCTCATACTGTGCAAAGACCTGTACCCATGCCCGGTTCTGGCTGCCCATCGCGGCGGCGTCCTCCTGTTCCCGTTTCAGCCGCTTCAAAGCCTCCTGCTTCTCCTCGATCAGCCCCCGGTAGTTCTCCCGGAAGTCGGTGTACTCCGCCTTGTTGATGATGCCCTCCACGAAGTTCTCATAGAGGCCCAGCTCCAGCTTTTTGTACCGCTGTATCTCCTCCTCCAGACGGGTCATCTGCGCCTCATAGCTGAACACCCTGCGGTCCCGCTGGGGGAGGCTGTCGATGAAGCACAGCACCTTATCCAGGTGAAGCACTACCTCAATCTGGTCGTGGATGGCGTGGAACACGATGTCCGCCAGCTTCGCCTCGCTGAAGGAGTGGGGGCTGCACTGGTGGGTGCGCTTGTTGTTGCCGCAGTTGTAGTAGACATACGCCTTGCCCTTTGCCTTATGGGTCTTGCGGATCATGGCCCCCTCGCAGTCCCCGCAGAACAGGTAGCCGGAGAACAGGTCGTGCTTGTCGCTGTCCCCGGCACAGCGCATATCCCGGCGCATCAGCTCCGCCACCGCCTCGAAGTCGGTGCAGGAGATGATCGGCTCATGGGCGTTCTCTATCCGCACCCAGTCCGCCTCATCCTTGGGGCGCGTCACCCGTACCTTGTGGTTCGGCGTCCCCCGCCGCCCCTGGATGAGTACCCCGGTGTAGACGATGTTGGAGAGTATCCGCTTCACGGTCACATACTCCCACTCCGGCCGTTCCTTTGTGCGGAAAGCTGTCTCAAAGCGGACGCCCTGCATCCGTTTGTACTCCATCGGCGTGGGGATGCCGCTGGTGTTGAGCCTCCGGGCAATTTTCAGGATGGGGAAACCGTCCTTATACATCCCGAAGATCATGGACACGACCTCTGCGGCGTCATCGTCCACCAGCAGGCGGTTCTTGTCCTGCGGGGCTTTCCGATACCCGAAGGGGACGAAGCTGCCCACATACTCGCCCTTCTTGCGCTTGACCTCCAGGCTGGTGCGTATCTTGATGGATATGTCCCGGCAGTAGATGTCATTTACCAGGTTCTTGAAAGGAAGGGTGATGACATCGGTGCTGCTCCCGGGCGCCATGCTGTCGTAGTTGTCGTTGATGGCGATATAGCGAATGCCCATCGCCGGGAATATCTTCTCCAGGTAGTTCCCGGCATCGATATAGTTCCGTGAGAACCTGCTCAGGTCCTTGCTGACGGCGCAGTCGATGCGCCCGGAACGCATATCCTGGATCATCCTCTGAAAGCCGGGACGGTCCGTGTTGCTGCCGGTCTCACCATCGTCGATGTAGGTGTCCACCAGCTCAAGGTCGTCGTGGCCCTCTATGTAAGCCAGACAGATGGCCCGCTGGCTTTGGATGCTGTTGGACTCCAGCCGGTCAGCATCCTCTCTGGATAACCGGGCATAGATGCCGGTCTTATAGATTTTGTTGGACATTTTGAACCTCCTTGTCGTCTGTGTTTCAGAAAACCGAAGGCCCTGTCCCGTATGGGAACGGAATACAAAGCCGCTGGCCTTGTGATGCTGTCCCTTTTTTGACCCAGGCATATTGTAGCGCCGGGCCGCCTGTTTGTTAAGGATGTCAGGCCCCGGCAAGGTAGAGGGAGTTGATACGCTCCTCAATGGTCTCGCCCCTGTCCGCGAAGCTCAGCTTCACCACCACCCCGCCGTCCAGATAGACATAGGGATTGCCGAGCTGCTCGATCCACGCCCGGATGCGCTCCTCGGTGGGAGCCTCCGGGTCGATATGGACCGTACTGCGGTCGCGGAGCGCCGCCTTATCCACCTTGCGGAGGTCGATATTCTTCATCGCCTCTGTCATGGCAACACCTCCAGTTCCCTGAAAGAACTTTTCAGCCTTTCAACATCTTATGGGAGGGACAGGCCCGAAAATGACAACGATCTGCCCCGATATGGAGCAGGCCGCCCTATCTGTCACCACCCAGCTTCTTCACCGGCTCATAGTCCGCGAAACGCTCCACGGTGCGGAATATCCGCTTGTTGTTCACCCACCGCTGGAGATGCCTTGTGACGGGCGGCGCCGTTGGCCGCTCATAGACCATCACATAGGGGTCGTACCCCATGCGGCGCAGGGTGTCCACCCGGTAAAGGTCCTGCTCGTGGGTGCTGTTGTAGTTCGTCAGCACATAGACCCGCTTGCGGCGGAAGTCCCTGATCTTGGACAATTCGGAGAACCGCTGGAAACAGCCGGTCAGGTCAACATTGGGGTTATCCCATGCGAAATGGATGGTTTTCGTGCGGACCCTGTTCAGGAGCGCCGCGTTGTCCGGCGTGATGAGGCGGATGTCCAGCCCCTGGGAGAAGTCCACCAGGGCGCGGCTTTCGGCAAGCTGCCCGATCAGCCGCTCATGGTCGGGGCAGGCCAGCAGGTTGGCGTCCATCAGTTTGATCTCCTTCTGCCCGTCCCAGAACTCGGAGAGGTCGGCCACATGGACGCTCTCTGCGCCCTCCTTCCCGGACACCACGCAGAAGCCGCAGCGGTTCGGGCAGCCCCTTGTCAAAAAACCGTAGGCCGTATCCGGGAACTGCGGATAGAGGCCGTAGTCAGGGCGGGTATGCTCCACGGCGTCCGGCAGGTTCGGCCCCGGACCGTAGCCGGTGCCACCGCAGACCAGCTTGTCGGCGTTGGTGACGGTGATCCTGTCCTTGGAGTAGGTGTCCGTGAACACCCGGCTCTTGTAAACGAGGTCGTACCGTCCCTCCGGCATCCACCACTCCACATCGTCCCCCTGGGCCTTGTGGCAGGCGGACAGCTTCATCAGGCACAGGTTCGGCCACCGATGGCTGTCCACATCAATAAGCCCGATCTTCAAAAGTCCACCTCCTTGTGGAATAGCAGAGAGCGCCCGCCCCGGAGGGCAGACGCTCCCGTCAACTGTCTCAGAACTTCATGGGCAGGGCGGTCTTTGCGCTGGAGCCGTTGTAGATGCGGTACACCTGGTAGAGATACCGCTTGTACCCCGGCAGGCTCGTCATGGCCCGGCCCTCCCGGAAGATCACCACCGGGTCCATCTGGCGCAGCCGCGTCACCAGCCGTTTGCGGCTGTACTCCCCACGGTAGAGGTCCACGAACTCCACCACGCCCTGCACCGTCTCCGCCCGGAGAGAGTCCGGGTCGCCCTTCCAGGCGTCCACGATGGCCTGCATCGCCTCCCGGTACACCCCATCCCCGACCTTCTGGAACAGGCCGAAAGCGGTACTGATGCAGGCCAGCCGCTTCGCGCCCCTGGTCTGTTTATAGTCCACGCAGAGGCCCACGGCCTCCGTTGCTTTCAGGAACGCCATAGCGTCCTCATCCCCGCCGAAAATGAGCGCCCGGAACCTCGCCCCGGCGGTCAGGCTGGCGGAGGCTCCCGTCTGCTGGGCGAACAGCAGCGCCTCATCGCTCTCGGTCAGGCCGTAGAACACCTTGCAGCGGATGGGCAGGTCCTTCCCGCCGTTCAGGAACTTCCGGGCGGCGATGGTATGCTGGCCGTCAAAGACATAGTAGCGCCCGCCCCGGCTGCTGACCTTCGGCTCGTTGGCGATGCGCTCATCGAACTCGGCGGCGATCCTGCGGACCCGGTCCTCGTTCAGGGTGCGCTGGTAAGTAGTGCGGGGGATGATAAGCTCCTCGCTGCCCAGCATCACTTCCCGGCAAAAGAGATTTTTCGTGTTCATTCTGTGTAGCCTCCCTCAATGTTCAGGATGTATTGTTTCAATTTCTGCATGGCTCGGATAAGGTCCGCCCTGTGGCTGCTGTCCGCTAAAAGTCCAGGATATTCCTGGAAGATGTGGTCGCAAAGTTCGATAAAGGACTGTATCTCAAGCTCTATAGAATTGAGCATGAAATCATCTGTGGCAGGTGCTTTGGGACGTTCCATCTCTGCCGATATTTCCCGTATCTGCTTCAGCGTGGACTGCTTGGGGCTTGTCGGTGCGGCCTTATGGTAAATGGGCTGGGGCTTCTCGGATGTGGCCTTTCCGCTTTCCCTGGGCTTTTTCAGAGCGGCGGCAAGCTGGGGGCGCTCCTCCGGGTCAGCTTTTGCAATAGCGGCTACTGCCGATGCTGTCGGCTTGATTGTGCCTGTGAGTATTTCCTGCTTGATACCGGGTAGGGCTTCTTCAGCAGCATCCACACCTTTTGCAAAAGTCCCGGCCTCCCTCACATAACTTGCGGAAGTGTTTGTCTCTTTTGCAATGCGGGATTGTGTAACATGGCGGCTATTCTGGTGCGGACATTTTTTGTCCGCACCACTTTCATCAGATGCAGTATGCTGGTTTCCATGAAAGGTATCCGCCTGTTTCTCAGCCTCATACCTCTGTCCAATCAGGTATTTCTTCTGCTGGGGCGTCAGGTTGCGTCTGCCGAGCTGGTTCTTGCATATCCACGAAAGAGCTTCATAGCGGTTGGCAAAGGACAGCTTGTGGACCGCATAGGTCAGCTCCGGGTGCTTCTGGATGATCTCATAGCGGTTGTGGCCGTCCAGGATCGTGCCGTCCCAGACGATGAGCGGCGAAAAGACCGCCCCGTCAGACAGGATGTTCTCCTCCAGCAGGGTGAACTCGTCCTCCGTCAGCGGCGGTATCTTGTCCCGGAACTCCGGGTCGATGATGAGCCGGTCCATCAGGGCGCCTCCAGTTCCGTGGGGAGGAAGGCGTTCTCGTCCAGATGGAGGCTGACCCGCAGGGCGGCGTCGATCTGCTCCATCTGCTCCCCGGTGAGCTTCCCCACATAGCCCCGCACCCGCCGCTTGTCGATGGTGCGGATGACCTCCGACATAAACAGGGACGGCGCAAGCCCCTGGGCATCATCCAGCACCACATGGGTCGGCTGCTTGGGTTTCTTAAAGGTTCTTCTGGTCACGGCGATCACAATGATGGTCGGGGAGTGGTAGTTGCCCGTGTCGTTCTGGATGACCAGCACCGGGCGGATGCCGCCCTGCTCGTGGCCGGTCACTGGGTCCAGGTCGGCATAATAGACCTCGCCGCGGTGGAAATCGTGAAAATTACGATCCATATGGATACCTCCTTCTTCTGGTATGTAAAGGAGCGGCCCAGCGCGGCAAATGCCGTCTCCAGACCGCCCCTCAAAGTTTCATAAAGCGTGTTTTTGATCCCTATTTGTCCCCGACAGCCCGGAATCACGGGAATCATCAGGCTCGTCAGCTTGCGAAGCTGCTCTCATAGGTGTCTAACCTCCCCGCCTTCATTGTGGCCGGGCCGCGAGTTACGGAAGTATCATGATCGCTGTCTGTTGTCATCGCCAAACCAAGAGCAACTTGGCATTTTCAGTCGGATGGATCGCTCCTCCCGGAACCGGGGATCGTGGCGCTCCGCTGTGCAGGCTATTCCAGACAGTAACGTGGTCTTGTCTCCAAGACTTCCTGATGACTGCATATTCAGTTTTCAAAGTCCACATCAGCGGGTCGCCCCGGCTGATGGTTTAAGTTTAGTGGAAAACGGGCGGTATTCTTATGGCGCAGGAGTACCACTCGCTGATACTCTTTGTATCAGTTAAAGACTATCCCGTAGGCTCTCCAGAGTGTGGATAGCAGCTTCAAGCTCTCCCCGCAGTTCTTTTTCCGTGATTTTTCCAAGTACCAGATAATCCAAGCTGGCGTTAAAAAACATCGCAAACTCGGTCAGGACATCCAAAGAGCAACTGCGCTGTCCAGTCTCAATCTTGGCCATATGGACTGTGCTGAGGTTCAGCCTTTCAGCTAACTGTTCCTGTGTAAGTCCTTTATCCTTACGGAGTTTCTGAATCCTTTTCCCGGTATTAAGCGCGTTGTAATGCATAGCATAAATCTCCATTTCATTTGTGAGTTTCAGAACGGATAGCCGTTTCAAATTGTCTGATTTCCAAGATTTGGAGATTATGGAAAGCGGGCATAATACCAGCAGTGCTTGCCCACAAAAACACCTCCATTCGTTTCGGAGAATGGAGGTGTTTTCTGAGAACAGCTAAAAATGGCAGTATACTCCACCCCGCAGTACTGGAAAATTGGTCTCCATTCCAGATTGCAACTGTCCTGCTCATTGGAAAGCTGTTCGATATTCAATTAGCTGTCATAAGGGATGAGCCACCGTGATCAAATGGTGCGCCAAACAACAGCAGGAATGAGTTAGTATTTATAAGTCAAATTTGTTGCAATAAAATTCTGATATATCTGCGTGGTTCATTCTAATGAACCACCACACTTCAAGAATGGTGCTTTGTAATGTATTATTTAATGGCTATACAATGAATTTCACTCAAAGATGGTATATTGTAAAATACCTTTGAGGTGACATACAATGTATGAATTTTCCCGCCCTCTTGGCGATACCATTAAGAAAGCCCGAAAAAGCAAGGGGCTTTCCCAGCGCAAAGTAGCTGATATGGCAGATATTGAAGTCCGAACGGTTATGCATATCGAAAACTATGAAGACAACCCCAAAATGGTGGCGCTCTATGCGTTGATCCGTGCCCTTGAAATTGACCCGCGGGAGATTTTTTACCCAGAGCAAAACTGTGATGCGCCCACTGTGGAGCAACTGGGTTTGCTGATCGCCCAGTGCAGTGAGCAGGAAGCTCAAATCCTTCTTCCCGCAGTCAGAGCCATCTTATCGGCCATTCGGAATCAAAGTGATCTTCTGGTCGGTGCGATTACATAAAATAAAAACGGAGAGACTGCGCCCCTATAAAGAGGAAGCAGGCTCTCCGCTTAAAGCGTCTGGCTCATTTGCTCATAACCATTTTCAATTGTACAATATCAACACGAAATTCTTTTTTGCACTGCGGACAATAAAGAGGAAATCTGATAAGGATCGTATCCTCATTTACCTTGGTTTTTGTTTTAGCCCCGCAGATTGGACAATGCACCCAATGGGTGCTTTCAGACTGTAGACAAAGCCCAAGGCTCACGCCTTGGATTTTTCGTTAAAAGAGCTATAAAGCTTCCTTTTTTCAGGATTTTATAGCTCTTTTCTGATATAATGGAAGTATCAAAGGAAGG